ACGCGCAAGCCGCTTGTGCCTGGTAGGGTACTACCAGACAAAAAGAAAGCCCCTAGGAAGCGATCCTAGGGGCTTGTGGGGGTTAAGCGATGTAGAGGAGGAGTAACGCCAGTGCGATGTACTGCACTAGTACCAGGAGACTGATAACAACGTCCCATATGTTGCGGTTCATGGTGTTTTCCTTTCGAGAAAGATCCGCCGCGGCCTAGGCCGCGGCGGGGAGTGGGTTACTTCTGCATCTTCTGCAAAACTTCGAGCATCATTGCTTCGAGCTTCGCAATCCGGTCTGCTTCCGGAGCCGGAGCCGGAGCCGGAGCCGGAGCCGGAGCCGGAGCAGCCTTGGCCTTGCTGCGGGTGGCCTTGGCCTTGGCCGTCGAAGCCGGAGCCGGAGCAACCTTGGCCTTGCGCGTCGTTGTTTTTGGGACTTCGACGGCGAATGAAAGCCGCCCATGGTCTCGTCCCTTGCCAACCTTGGCAGTAGAAACCAGCGGTTCCCCGCTGGTTGTGGCGGCGGCAACAGAAACAATTTCCGCTGCCGACACGTCTACGAAACCAGCGTTTAATCCAGCAAGCGCGGTATCCGCGCGGCCTTCCCATATGCTAGTAACCGCATCGACAGTAAACGAGACCGTGACGACGACGGGCGCAATTTTTATGGTGTTAGCCATATCTGGCTATTCCTTTCGATGAAGCTCGCGTCCGAGCGTTTTAAGAGCGACCCGCGGCGGCGTCCCGCCGGGGTGTCGATCGGTTCAACCAATCGACAACCCAATACAAGCATAAACCCGCGGCGTTGTCAAATCCGGCTCAAATAGCCGCCAAATAGCCGCCAAGTGATTGGAGCGGGGAGGGGGGCACCTGGACAATGAAAATCCACGCCCCCCTCTAAATACTTAAACCCCTCACAACAAAACCCAAATTTTTACTACTGTAAACTTTATTGTCGCACCCCCGCCCCCGTCGCACCCCCGCTTCCGCTCCCGCCCCCGCCAAACCCTCTTGCGCCCCAAGAGCCCCCGAAGTATATACCAAGTATGGCTGCACGATGGACCGACCAATTCGCATTCGACACGGCCCTCATCCTTGAGGGTGGTGGAGACTCGCTCGACGACCTGAAGGCGAAATACGACGTCACTTCAGATGACCTACTGCGTTTCAAGAGCGACTCGCAGTTCAGGAAGCGTGTGGGCGAATACCGCGAGGACATCCGTGCCAACGGCACGACGTTCAAGATGAAGGCCCGCGCTCAGGCAGAGGACCTATTGCTGACGTCCTGGCAGCTCATCCACGACCCTGGGGTTAGCCCGTCGGTCAAGGCCGACCTCATCAAGTCCACAGTCAAGTGGGGTGGGCTGGAGCCCAAGAACGATGACGGCAACGTAGGCCCGGTCGGCGGCGTGTCGATCACGATCAACCTGGGCGATGACAGGGACAAGCCTAAGCTGGTGACAGTGGACAACGACCGTGAGCATGACCATGATCTGCTTCCCGGATGACTATAATGGCCTGCCAGCGCTCAGACTTCCGACGCTGGCGGAATATCGTGCTGCGCAGGCAGCACTGGTCGAAGCCGAGATGTCGTTCCGCACAGTTCTGGTACCGCCGAAGAAGCCAAAGCTAGCCCGCAATAAGCATCTGGCCAGGCCAGCAGAATATATTCTCATAGGGGTGAGTCCTGCCGGATGACCTTCCAGATTAACTACACCCCGCCGCCGACCGGCGCTAAGTTCATGCAGTCCGATGCACGGATGCGTGTGCTCATGGGGCCTGTGGGTAGCGGTAAGTCAGTAACGTCTAGTTTCGAGGTCATCCGCCGGGCGACGATGCAGAAGCCGGACCAGCATGGGAAGCGGCGGACGCGCGCTGCGATTGTCCGTGAGACGGCCAGGCAGCTGCAGGACACCACCATCAAGACGTTCCTCGACTGGTTCCCCCCGGGCGTGTGTGGCCGCTACATGCGGACGACGAAGACGTACTTCTTCTCGGTGGGCGATGTTGAGTGCGAGGTGATGTTCCGGGCGTTGGATGACGCCGACGATGTGGCGAACTTGAACTCGTTGGAGCTTTCGTTCGCGTGGTTTAATGAGTGCCGGGACATTCACCCTGACATCGTCGATGCTATGTCCAAGCGTATTGGGCGGTTCCCGTCGGCGAAGGACGGAGGCCCTACCTGGTTTGGGATGTGGGGTGACACGAACCCGCCAACGATGGACACCTGGTGGTACTACCAGATGGAGCATCTCAGCCCTACTGATGGCATCAGTCTGAACGACAACGGCTGGGATGTGTTCAAGCAGCCGTCGGGGCGCAGCCCCTACGCTGAGAACATCGAGAACCTGCCGGAAGGGTACTACGACACCCAGGGGCGGTCGGATGAGTACATCCGGGTGTACATCGACGGCGAGTACGGGCTGAGCTTGGCCGGGCAGCCGGTGTTCAAATACTTCAACCCGGACTACCACATGGCCAAGCAGCCGCTGCGGCCGATCGTTAGTGCCACCAGGCCGATCATCGTCGGAATGGACCTTGGGCTGACGCCGGCTGCTGTGTGCGGGCAGCTTGATCCGCGGGGGCGGGCGCTCGTCCAGGCTGAGGCTGTGAGCTTCGACATGGGCGTGCAGCGGTTCGTGAGGCAGATGCTCAAGCCGCTGCTCTATGAGAGGTTTCCGGGGGCTCCGGTGTTTGTTGTAGTCGATCCGGCGGGTACGCAGAGAGCGCAGACGGACGAGCGCAGCGCGGTCGATATCATCAAGGCGGAAGGGCTGAAGGTCATCCCGGCCAAGACCAATAAGGTCAGCGCGCGGCTCAGCGCTGTGGACGACTACCTCATGCGGCAGGTGGATGGAGAGGCGGCGTTCCTCGTGGACCCGCGCTGCATGGCGCTCAAGGCGGCCCTGATGGGCGGCTACCGGTACGATCGGAAAGTCGAGAAGATCGACAAGAACAAACATAGCCACGTCGCTGACGCGCTGCAGTACCTCATGCTGCATATCGGGTCGGTTAGCGGCGGGGAGATGCCGCAGCGGCGGGAAATCAAGCAGGCACCGATGGCAGCGTGGGTTTAGGGTTGACGCCGCCTGTTGTTATTGGTAGCCTGCTTGTGTTTCCCTCATCTGCGTTTTCCTTTTAGACCTACCCCCGCCACCCTCGTGGCGGGGGTATTTTTTGGTTGTTGACTACCTAGATCGTACTGCGTATATTTGCCACGCGGTTATGTGAGGCACCATGGCAGGACTGACGTTTCTCCGGGTCGTCGGTAACGATGACCTTGCCGCCCAGGATCGGCAGGATGAGCTGGATGCAGCGATGCAGGACCGGCAGAATCAGCCTGTTGTCCTAGGGCTGACGGCTCATATTCGTGAGTGCTGGGATGCTGCGCGCATCGCCAAGAAGCCGATCGAGACGATTATGCTGCGGGCGCTTCGGCAGCGCGGGGGTGAGTACGAGCCGGACAAGCTCAACCAGATTCGCTCCGTTGGCGGGTCTGAGGTCTACATGATGCTCACCGAGATCAAGTGCCGCGCGGCGGAGAGCTGGCTGCGGGACATCTTGATGGACCAGGGGCAGCCCCCGTGGGACATGCAGCCTACGCCGTTGCCAGAGCTGGCACCTACCCACCAGGCGGAGCTTGAGGAAGCCTTCGGTCAGTCAGTGGTCGAGCAACTGCAGCAGGCAGGCCGTGCTCCCACCATGCAGGAGATGCAAGAACTGCGCGAAGTTGTCGCGCAGGACTACCGGTTCAAGCTGCTGCAGGCAGCGCAGAACCGCGCCGACCGGATGAAGGACAAGATCAACGATCAGTTCGCCCAGGGTGGCTGGAGCGAGGCGTTCAACGACTTTCTGTCCGACCTGGTGACGTTTCCTGCGGCGTTCTTGAAGGGACCTGTTGTCCGGCGGCAGCGGGTGCTTGAGTACACCACGGATGAGAGTGGCGCTACGGTGGTCAGTGCTGGCGAAAGGCTGGCTCCTGAGTACGAGCGGGTCGATCCGTTCAACATCTATCCTGAGCCGGGCGTGGCCCGGTTGTCTGATGGGTA